ATGCAAGTGCGTCTTTAACTTCTGATTTATATCTATTAACTACTGATGCACGTACTGCGGTGGTGCTCTTTCCAAAATAAGCGGCACCAGGCTCTACTACATCGGTAACAATCCACTTCTTTTCTGCTTTGATGTATTGTTTAACATTTCCAGGTTTTCCACGTTCATCGTAAAGTGCTTGAATTAATTCATAGTCAGTAACTGTTGTAATAGTTTTTCCAGTACGAGCCAATGCCTTTTCGAATATAGACTTAGACATTCCTGGTCCGTGTTGTACAGCGGCACTCCAAACTGCATCCTGCAATCCAGCACAGTGAGTACCGTCACACAGATCAATCCCAAGAGTTTTTAAATTAGCAACTGATTTATCATAATATTTTGCTTGAATGAATTTGTGTTGACATTCAGCAAAGTTTGGATCATTATTACATCGGCTATCCCAAGTATCTTGAAAGGTTTGAGTTCCTTTAGTAGCAGCAGTATTTCCACCTGCGGCTTCTAATGAATTGTAGACACTATTATACTTTGCTTTTTTTAGAAAATTCATAAAGTCGGTGAATGCACCTGGGATAGTAGCAATCTGATATGTACCGTAACTCCAGCCGCCTGTGCTATCATTTCCTATAGCATTAGGTCCCCCTCTTGATTCGTATTTGGCTGATACCTCTCCTAGATTCGCTCTAGTACAAGAAGCACTTACAGGTGGTGGTGGATCTGGTTCTGTGTCAAGGATAACAGCCTCGTCTGCTGTTGCAGCCGCAGGTTCACTATTTAGAATTTCTCCGGTCTTTTGATTTCTAACTGTACCTATAGTTCCAAGAGGGCCTATAGCAAGTCCATTGCTTTGAGCAAAGTTGACCAGTTCTGCTCTTGGAATATTAACACCATTAACTATTACATCAGTTGAACCTGTTAATGCTGCGTTAGGAACCCAACTTCCGTGTCCAATAGTTGCGTCAAACTGTCTATGTACAGGAATATTGTTTGCAAAAACATTTGGAGAACCTGTTGCAGCAGGATCTCCACAATAGGTAGTATCTCCTATTCTTACAACATTTTCGTCGTTAGCATAGACGTCAGGACTACCAACTGCATAAGGTGTTTGGTGAAAAGGATTTGGTGAAGGACTTGCGTGGCCGACGTGCAGATCTTTATTGGTTCTAACCTGCCCTGGCATAGTTTTACCCTACTACCGTAATACCCGATGTGCTCGTGATATACTGTTTAGACATAGATTCTAAAGTTTTAACAATACAAACAACTTTGTTAGAATCGATTTTAACTTTAGCATCTGGACCAATAGTAAACATAAATGGTGCGAGACCTAATCCTTGTTGTGTTGCAGTTACCATTAATGGTTTGTTTAAAACTAAACTATCGTTCTCTTCTTTTTCTAAACGAGCAACAACTTCCTCACCTGATGTGAGTTTAATTGATACTGTATCGCCTACCTTGTATGGTGTTTCAATTAACATTATTCGTGTCCTGTTCCATTGAATCCTGTTTCTTCAATGTATTTTGTGAAAGCGTCATAGCCACCAATGGTCTTACCAAGTATCTTTATCTGAGGAACGGTTCTAGCACCAGGAAACCATTCCATTAGTTCCTCTCTAGAATAATCAGTTCCTAAACTCTTGTATGTATAATCCCAACCGCGACTATCGCATAAATGCTTTGCCTTGTCGCAGAATGGGCATTGTGGTTTTCCGTATATTTCTATCATCTGTGTGTCCTATCCTGAGTAAACTGTTGAACCTTTTTTGTCAATCACTCTTACCATTATAACTCCTGCTCTTTTTTTAGACAAGGCAGCAGAAATAGCCTGGCTTTCTGAGCCATAAGTTCCATATGTGGTCCAACTTTCATATGGTGAGTATTTTTTAAATTGTGCCTTGTACATACTAATACTTATCTACTTTAAAGTGTAAAACCTTTAAAGGTGTCCTCTTCAATATCCTGCTTAACACCACCAATAATATAACTTTCAATTTCTGTCTCTTGTGGTGCAACCTGTAATCCGCTCGAGCTCAGCCAATGCTGTGTCCAAGGCAACGGATTTTGTGTTAGTGGACGATCGTAGATAGTTTTAAGTCCTAATGCTTTTAATCGCTTGTTAGCAATAAATTCCACGTATGCGTGTAATAGATTAGCATTAAGTCCAACTAGTGAACCTTTTGTAAACAAATAATCTGCCCAACGTTTTTCTTCGTCAACACAGGTACGCCACATTTCATAAACTTCTTCTTCGCACTCTTTTGCAATCTTAACAAAGTCCGGATCGTCATCACCCTTTGCCCAATGCTTTAGGATGTGTGTTGAAAGGTTAAGGTGTGTTGCTTCGTCACGTGCAATCAATGAAATGATCTTTGCAGATCCTTCCATTAGTTTCAATTCACCAAATGCAAAGGTACAAGCGAATGAAACATAGAAACGTAAACCTTCAAGAATGTTTACAGTCATCATTGCCTTGTATAGTGCTTTCTTAACTTCATACATTGTGCCCTTGCCCTTGTTAAAGTATTCGTTGGCAAGGTTATAGAAGTTGTCGTATTCTTTTGTAACACTTTCTGCTCGTGCAATAATTTCCTTGTCATCAAGGATAGTGTCAAACACTTCGCTTGGATCAGGATAAACGTTCTTTACAATGTGTGTGTATGAACGTGAGTGAATAGTTTCCTGGAAGTCCCAACATACAATACAACTTTCCAGTTCTGGATTAGAACAATAAGGCAGGAATGCCAAGCAAGGTCCTCGACCCTGAACACTGTCAAGCAATGTTTGATACTTTAGATTAGATGTAAAGATGTGTTTCTGTTCTTCGCGGAAATCCTGATAGTCGGATCTATCCTTTTGAAGAGAAACTTCCTCTGGTCGCCAAAAATAACCCAGCATGGTTTGATTTAGTTTGTCATACTCTGGATAACGAAACACATCATACCTTTGGGTATTCTGATCCTCTCCAAAAAACATATATTGTTTAGTGAAGTCCACTTTGTTCTTGTTGAATACTGTCTTAGCCAATTTTTGTTTCTCTCTCTTTCCCGTCATGTCTCATTAGATGTTACAGGCCTCGCACTCTTCACCATCCACTGATGGTTCTTGAACAGCCTCGCCCCCATTGGCGTGACCGTTTACGTGACCGTTTACGTGCCCATTCATAGCACCGTTCATTGTAACACCATTTACCTCTGTGTCAACTACCGTTTCTTCCAAACCTGCTGGCTGAACTGTATCTTCCTCGCCCTTGAAGTCATAGGTATTTTGGTAGTAGCTCGTCTTCCAACCCATTTTGTATGTGGTTAGCATATCCTTCATCATTACGCTGAGTGGAACTTCATTGTTCTCAAAATGCGTGGGATTATAACTCCAGTTGCCTGAAATGCTCTGATCAAAGAATTTCTGCATTGCCGCAACAATATTAATGTAACCCTCGTTGCTTGGCATGTCCCAAAGCAATGTATAGAAATTCTTCAGTTGACCATACTGCGGAACAACCTGTTTAAGAGGACCCTTCTTGGACTTCTTAATGGACAGGAATGCTCTTGGAGGTTCAATTCCGTTCGTTGCGTTTGACACAACGGAACTGCTCTCCGATGGCATCTGTGCGGACAGCGTTGAGTGCCGTAGTCCGTGTTCCTTGATATCCTTGCGTAGATCATCCCAATCATATTTTAATGTTGCCTTGATAACTTCATCAACATCTTGCTTGTATGTGTCGATTGGCAGGATGCCATCCGCATACTTGGTTCTGCTGAAGTATTCACAGGCTCCTCTTTCTTTCGCTAGATCATTTGAAGCACACAACAAATAGTATTGGAATGCTTCAGATAGTTCATGGACCAGTTTCCATGCTTTCTTGTCTGAGTATTTAACTTTATTCTTTGCAAGATAGTGGGCAAGTCCAATGTAACCAACACCCAGTGATCTTCTCGCCTTGGTGCTGATCTCAGCAGCCTTGACTGGATATCCTTGGTAGTCAATAATTTCTTCTAATGCCCTTACAGCAAGGTCACATAAGTTTTCTAATTCTTCAAGATGATTGATCATTCCCACGTTAATGGCGGAAAGAATACAAAGAGCAATCTCGCCTTCCTCATCATCAATGTGCTGAATTGGCTTGGTTGGTAATGTAATTTCTTGGCACAGATTACTCATGTAAACAGGATCCTTGAATGAACTGTGGCTATTTGTGTGATCCACGTTCATTATGTAGATACGTCCTGTTTCGGCACGTTCCTTCAATAGGTTTCCAAAGAGGTCCATTGCCTTGATCTTTTTCTTGCGAATGGAAGTCTTGCGTTCAGCCGCTTCATACACTTCTCTAAACTTTGCGTTGTTTCCTGAGTAGAAAGCATCATACACTTCTGGGACATCGTGAGGCGAGAACAGGGTTATCTCTTCATTGGATAATAACCTTTCATAGAACAATTTGTTGATCTGAATTGAATAGTCTAACTTTCTTACTCTGTTGTCTTCAGTTCCCTTGTTGTTCTTGAGAACTAGAATGTCCTCGATCTCGTAGTGCCAGATAGGAAAATGCGTGGTTGCTGATCCGCCACGAACACCATTCTGTGTGCATGAACGGACTGTTGCTTCATATACCTTTAGGAATGGAATAACACCCGTGTGTGCTACTTCGCCTCCACGGATCTTCGAGTTGATTGCTCGAAGTCTTCCTGAGTTGATTCCGATGCCTGCCCTTTGAGCAATGTAATAACCAATTGCACTGTTGCTGCTGAAAATAGAAGGAAGAGTATCAGCCACATCAACAAGAACACAAGAGGCAAACTGACGAATAGGAGTCCTAACTCCAGCCATGACTGGTGTTGGGATGTTGATCTTAAATAGTGAGGTCGCATCATAATATTTTTTTACGTAGTTTAAACGTGTCTCCTTTGGATAATCTGCGAACAGGGTAGCCGCAATCATCATATACATAAACTGCGGAGTTTCAAAAATATCTCCGTTGCTTCTGTCTTGACACAAATACTTATCCACTACTTGACGAAGGCCTGCATAAGTAAAATCTTCATTGCGATCGTGCTTGATCCACGTATTCATTTTCTTTAGTTCTGTTTGTGTATACTTTTGCTTGATAGCAGGATCATACACACCACGTTCGATATTCTTGTTTATGACCTGCATCAGACTCAGATGTTCGTATCTGTTATAAACTTTTTTGTGTAGGCTGTATAGTAATAGTCTTGCCGCAGCATACTGATAGTTAGGTGATTCCAATGAAATCAAATCATTGGCACTTCTAATTAAAATATTTTGAATTTCGTCCGTTGTCATGCCGTCATAGAATTGTAAGTCAGCATTCATTTCGATTTGTGAAGAACTAACTCCAGAAAGACCTTTGCAGGCTTCTTCAACAACGAAATGCATTTTGTCTAGATCTAATTTTTCCTTGGAGCCGGAACGCTTTGTGATGTAAATCTCTTTTGTCATGCTTTTGCCTTCGTCCTTAATTATTTGTATAAGGGTATTTATCAGTTATGGTTTTTGACCCTTGGTTAGTTGAACAAAAAAGGTTGTCTGGATACAACCTATAATGTGCATTACTAACTGTTATAAATTATAGCAGAAATGAAGTGGGAGTGCAATACAAAAAATGTTCAAAACTAAGCGCCATAGGACACATCAAAAGAAATATTGCCTGTGGCTCCTGTGGATAAAGGATTTTTGTAATAAAGCACCACAGTTTCAATTCCACTGTCGGCGTCATTGTCTCTCAGTTCAACGTCAAATTGGAAGTTGCTCATAATTTTGCCGCCTTCGCTGGTTGTTGAACTATCAGAATATTGATACTTATCGGTAAAACTAATCTTTTGCAATCCATCACCAACAGTAAGAACTATCTTACCATAACGAACATGCACACCCAATCTTAAAATATAGTTTACTG